TGTATTTGATGATAATAAAGCACTTGGTGTTTCTGATTATGGTAGTGAAAGATACCTTATTAAAAAAAGAAAAGAACTACAACAAAAACTTAATGAATTAAATGTCTTAAGGAGAAATGATGAATGGGACATTCAAAATGGAAAAGAAATATCTTATCAAACTGAGGCTCTTTATAAACATATGGAAGAAAATGGTAATGTAAGTTACTATGATGATGAAGTAAGTGAAGAAGAAGTACCAGAAGACAAATATTTTATTTATCCTGAAAAATATCATCACTATGGTGGTAAAATGTACACATGGTTAGGTGATGACAAATACGAATCAGAATACATTGTTTTTAATGAAGACAAAATAGAAGATGGCGCAAGAGAAGTTTTAAAAGATAGAATAGACGAACTTGGTTATGATGGATTTAGTGAATGGCTTTGGGAAGATAACTTAGATAAAGATGCTATCAGACATTACTTAAGAGAATATTACTCAGAAATGGTATACGAGGAACCAGAAAATTGGGGGATAGAAAAAGAGTTGTCAGACCAACAAGAAAAAATTATAACAATTTACAAGCAAAAGATTGAAAAATTATCTCAAAAACTACGAAGTGAAGATTTAGATAGTGAAAGCACTAAAGAAATAAACTCTGAAATGGAAGATATCTATACCATAATGGAGGACATCAGAGAAAATCCTGAAGGTGGTTACGATGAAGATGAAATTGAAAGAGCTATAGAACATTATATTGATGAGTATGTTGACGATTTTCCTGGATTTTTACGAGAAATGGGTTTTGATAAAGATGAAATTATGAGTTTTGTTGATGTTGATAGTGTTATAGATTATCTAATTAGAAATGATGATTGGGGCGATATTTTCGGAAGTTATGATGGAAGAGCCGATGAATATAATATCAACGGACACATTTATATAGTAATGAGATATAATTAATTTATTTACTGACAGACATATTTTCTTATTTTTATTACATGGAAACAAACTGGGTATTTCAAGAACCTATAGATTTTGAACACAAACAATATGTTATTTTAGATTATCTACAAAAAATAGATAAACAACTTAATTCATTAAAGTTATACCCAAACTTTCAACAAATATCTTATCATTTAGCAAATATCAATTTAATTATAGAAAAAGGACAATTCTTTACGCTTAATAGGGTACTTAAAGACCCCGATGATGAAATATTACTATCTGATTTAATTGCAAATGAGGTTCCGTTTTTCACAAGAGAAGAAATTGGTGAAATCTATAATAGTTGTGTTTTTTCTTCTGAAAAACTAAAAGATTATTTCAATCAAGCAAAAGCGATATGGGAAGTTGCGAGTGATACAATTGCCGTTGAACCAATCCAAAATCCAAAAAATATTGAACCAAAACAAGGTCTTTTTATCATCAAAGATAATGAGATTAACCATCTTTATGAGTTTATAATTAAACCGATTAAAAAAGATGCTGCTGAAACCAAATGTGTAATTAAAAAAGTTTGTACTTGTGAAACTAATGACTTTGAAGAAAAAATAAAAGTCGTTAAAAACCCACTAATTAAAAATTTAAATAATCCTGAAGTACATAAAAACTTAATTGTTTTTAGAATCTATCACAGTAACCAGTTCCCATTCAAAGAAACGATTTTACCATTGGCGAAAAGAAAAGTGATGAATTATATGATTCAATCTAAATTTATACCTAAAAAAAAATTGACAAATAAAACATAATAATTTATTTTTGTACTATGGAATTAGGACTATATGAAATTTTAAAAAACTTATCCAAACAATATCCAAATGATATGGAGTTCGGAGCAAAAGTAAGAATCATTATAAAAGAAATTAATGGTGAAGTTGACACAGATTTATTAAGTACTTTAGTTGGAAAACAAGAATTTGAAGAACTAAAAGAAAAAATGGAACCAACTCAAGATGAGATTTTAAAGTTAGAAGAATTTTTAAGTAACATTAAAACAAAAGAAGATGGGATTTAATAAGAGATTTTTAAACAAACAACAAATCCTAAGAAACCTACATCACATAATGGAATACCTTGACGCCGACGCTGTTTTTACAACGGACGAGTTTTCTCGTGCCGTTTATAACCTATTCAATAGTGGTGCCGATGAAGAAACAATAATCAACTATATAAATAATAATAAATGAAGGTTAAATTAGAATACGTTTGGCTTGATGGTTATAAACCAGAACCAAATTTAAGAAGCAAAGTTAAAATTGTAGACTACGAATCAATTAAAAATACAGTACAAGTTGGTAAGTTACCGGTTTGGAATTTTGATGGCTCATCAACAAATCAGGCGGATACTGGAAATTCTGATAGAATATTAAAACCAGTTAGAGTTTACACTAATTATGGATTCCCATTAGAAAACAGTACGGTATATGTTTTATGTGAGGTTATGGATTCAGATGGTAAACCACATGAATCTAACATGAGAGCAAAATTAAATGAAGAAGAAGAGGGTCTTTGGTTTGGTTTTGAACAGGAGTATTTTATTCGTGAAGAAATAAACGGTAATATATTGGGACACAAAAGAAACATACTAAAAGGTCAAGGTGAGTACTATTGTGGTGTAGGTCATAACGTTGTTGGTCGTGATTTTGTTGAGGAACATTTAAACATGTGTTTAGAACACGGTATTGATATTACGGGAACAAATGCTGAAGTTGCGTTAGGGCAATGGGAATACCAAGTATTTTCAAAAGGTAAATTAAAAGGTGGTGATGACTTATGGATGAGTAGATACTTCTTGTATAAAATTTCTGAAAAGTATAATTACCATATTGATTTACACCCTAAACCTCTTACGCATGGTGAATGGAATGGTTCAGGATTACACACTAATTTCTCAAACGATAAGATGAGAAATGAAGGTGGGTATGAATATTTCTTAGCTATTTTCAATTCATTTGCATCAAGACACGAAGACCACATCAAGGCATATGGTTCAAACAATCACTTACGTTTAACAGGTGGTTTTGAAACGCAGGCTATTGATAAATTCAGTTGGGGTATATCTGATAGAGGGGCATCGATTAGAGTTCCACAAGACACAGCAAAAGAATGGAAAGGTTATGTTGAAGATAGAAGACCAGGTTCAAATGCTGACCCATATAAAATTATAAGAGAAGTTTCAAAATCATTAGACACTGCTGAAGAAATTTTGGAAATTAAAACTAATATGAAATCTAATGTAAACTTATCTGGTTTAAGTGAAAAATATCGAACCATTTCTAACGATGAGTTGTTAAAAGAATATAGAGAAGAATAATGGATAAAGAATGTGTATGTGGTGGGACAGGACCTTGTCAGTGTTCCACATCAAAAGTAGAACAAGTAAATCATCCACAACATTATGGTGGAGAAGATAACCCTTACGAAGCAATCAAAGTAATTGATGCTTGGGAATTAGGATTTAGTTTAGGAAATACAGTAAAATATATAAGTCGTGCAGGAAAAAAAGGAAAAGACAAAGAACTTGAGGACCTCAGAAAAGCCCTCTGGTACCTCCAACACCACATCGAAACCCTTGAAAAGTAAAACGGGTCTTGATAAGGAAATAAATGTATTAGATGCAATAACAACACCAAACGAATTAATCCGTGAAACCTTCATTAATTTTATGTGGGGGTTTCTTGGAAATTCAGTAGTTGTATTTGTCTCAAAAGAACTGGACTTTATGGTTTTAATTAACTATATTGTTTATTACATACTAATATCATATATTGTGAATAGAAAAAAATATGAAACAATGTTAGGAAAATTTATAGTATTACCTGGGTCTGCGGCAATTGGTGCATTCACAGGATATAAGTTAGCACAAATAATAGCTCAAATATTTTAGATATGAAAGAATGGAACCCAAATGATTACCAAGGTCGTAGCAGAGACCAAGTAGAAAGAAATTACAGAGTTTTTGCTTTGTTTTTAGTCTTAAGTTGGTTATTTGGAACTGCTATTGTTTTGTACAAAATAATTGATTACATTTTTTAATCTATAATAATATGAAATACTACAAATTTATCTTAGCCGGTAAAGGTGCAGAACTTTATCCTTTTGAACTAAACACAGAACAGTATGAAAAACTACGGGACGGAGGTGTAGAACAAGACGAATTAGAATACGACCAAATATGTGAAATATTGGGGGTTGATAGTTATTTTGAATCACCAAACGAGACAATTATGGGCCCATTTCCTGAAATTTTTATTTTACGTGTTGAAGATGAAGAAGGTAAAGTTGTTTATGAAACCGAAGTTTTAGATGTCGATAAGGTTGATTATGAAGAAAAATATTGTAGTGATAAAGCATTTTTAATAATTGAGGATTATTGTAAAGGTGAACAAGTTGTTTATGATATACCACTTGAAGAAGACTTCGATATTGAAAAATTAAGATTAAAAGTTTATGATGTAGGTTGTAGAGTAGAAGTAATAAGTGAAATAATATATGATGACAAATCATATGAAATTTATAAATCATATGGTAATACCACCAGTAAAGGATACTATTACCATTTAACTGCAGGAATTTAAAAATTATGAAAGAAATTATTATTGATGTAAGAACACCTGAAGAATTTAAATCAGGTAATGCGAGTTGTTCAGTTAATTACCCATTAAATGAATTATCAACTAAAATTGAGGAGTTAAAACAATACGAATCAATTAAGATTGTTTGTAGAAGTGGTGCAAGAGCAGGAACTGCACAAATGATGTTAATGGATGCGGGGATTACAAATGTCCAAAATCTTGGACCTTGGCAAATGGCTAAATGTGATTAAAAAATAAAATTATGGAACTAACGATAGAACAAATGAATGATATTGATAATATCCTTTTAACTATTGATGAGGATTTATCATTTGAGGAAAAACACGAAGAAGTTATGGAAGCTTGTTTGGATGATGGAGTTTTCAATTTAGAAGACGATGAAGATGGAGATTTATATGAAGAATATTCAAATTTGGTGTGGGATTATTTAGAGGAAAAATTAGAAGAATGATAGAAACAGGAAAGATAATAAATGGAGATTGTATTGAGGTAATGAATACATTACCTGAAGGTTGTATTGACCTAATTGTAACATCACCACCTTATGGTGTAGGGATTGACTATGATGTACACGAAGACGACATGGAATTCAATGACTATGTTGAATTTGCTAAATCTTGGTTGACAGAAGCATATAAAGTATTGAAAGACGACGGGCGTATTGCTTTGAATATCCCATACGAAATTAACAGACAGAAAAAAGGTGGTCGTATTTTCTTTGTTTCTGAGATGTGGCAAATTATGAAAGAAATTGGTTTTGGTTTTTTTGGTATTGTTGATTTAGAAGAACAATCACCACACAGAAGTAAAACCACAGCTTGGGGTTCTTGGATGAGTCCATCATCACCTTACATTTATAACCCTAAAGAATGTGTTATTTTGGCTTATAAAAAACATCACATCAAAAAGGTTAAGGGTCAACCACAGTGGACAGGAGAATTAACCGAAATCGAAAACGAAGATGGAACAAAACGAAATAAAATGGTCTATGACGAAAAAGATAAAAAAGAGTTTATGGAACTTGTATTTGGTCAGTGGAATTACTTTGCAGATACTAAATCACTCACCAAGGCAACGTTTTCGATGGATATACCAACCAAAGCGATTAAAATACTATCCTACAAGAATGATATAGTGTTAGACCCATTCTCAGGTAGTGGTACTAGTTTGGTGGCTGCTGAAGTTTTAGGACGAAGATGGTTAGGTATTGAGTTAAGTGAAAATTACGCTAAAATAGCACAAACGAGGGTTGATTATTTCAAAACACTCGACACCATAAATGAAATCCCACAATAGTGGGATTTTTTGTTTGAATAAGGTATTTATCTTTATGAGACAAATTATAACAGAATCGGGTATTAGAGATATTAATGATATTGCAAAAAGATACCCAAAGGCGAAAATATATTTCCACATAGATTTAGATGGTGTTACTACTGCAATAGCAATGAAAAACTACTTGGAACAATACGGAATTAAAGTTGTTGATTCTGAAGTTATTCAATACGGAGATAAAGAATTTGCAGTTAAAAAACCTGAAGCAGAAACTGATACTATGCCGGTTCTTGTTGATTTTGCTCACGGTAAACCAATGTTTGTTATTCATACAGACCACCACGATACACAAGCTGGTGTTGAAAAAGAGACATCAACGTCGTTCAGACAAGCAAGGTCTAATGTTGAAACAATATCACAAGTATTATCACCAAAAGAAATATTTTCAGCAGAAGATATACAATTGATTTCTACTGTAGACTCTGCAAATTATTTAGTTAATAAGATTACACCTGAAATGGTAATGAATTACATTTTTGATTACGATAAGAATAAAGATGTAAAAAGTAATAAAACAACATTAGGGTTAGTAGTTAACAAATTATTATTAGCCTTTAAAAACAAACCAAAATTCTTGGAAACGTTGGTAATGGATGCTCAACCATCTTTAACTAGTATCTTCAATATTATTAAAAGAGAGATTAAAGATAAGGGTTATCCTGAGCCAGGAGTGTTAAAACAAAACCAAGAAAAATATGTTGAGGCGATGAAAACCAATCCTAACGTAAAAGTTGAGGATGGTATTATTGTACAGTATGGTGGAGGACCATTTCATAAAGCCGGGTCATATGATAGATATACACCATTTAGAAACAATCCTGATGCTGACTTTATAATCATTGCTTGGCCTATGGGGATTGTTCAAGCATCTTGTAACCCATTCAAAGAAGATAGAAAATTAAAAGGTATTAACTTGGGTGAAGTTAAAGACGTTGTTTTATCAAAATGGGAAAGTAAACTAAAAGAAAAACCTGTATCATTATACACTATTAAAAGAGTATCTGAAATGAGTGCGGGCGAAGGTTCAGTTGGATTTACATTCAAAGACTTTGTTGCTATTTATGGGGATAACTTCAAACAAAACAAAAAAGGTAAATTTTGGTTAGATAAAATTAAAGAAGCGTTAGAATCAAGATTTAAAGACCTTACACGTTTCGAAAGAGATTTATTGAAACATGTTGAAGTTAGTTCTTGGGACATTATCCAAGCAAATAGTGGAGGACACAAATGTATTACAAACATATCTGGTTTAAATTATTTGGGTAAAGAAGAAGAGTTTGACCCTTCAAAAGAATCACCATACGTTACTTTTACCAAAATGATTCAAAAGGAGTTTTTTAATGTGTTAAAAGGTATGATGGAAAATTCTAAAGACTAGAAAAACTTACCTCATCACCTTCATTAATATCCAATTCTCTGCAGGTATCACCTGCGACTTCTAATACCATATCACCAAATCCTTCATAATAATTACAACCGTTAATATTATAACAAGGTTGACAGTTGTGGTGTATTTTGGTAATCTTATTATTATCCATCATGATTATATCTAACGGAACAATACAATTATACATCCAAAAACTTTGTTCACCTCTATTTGGCATCATAAATAACATACCGTTATATGTTGAATTAAAGTTTTTACCCATCATTCCCGATTCTATTGCGTCGTGACTAACAACAACTTTACATCTAAAAAGATTATCTTTGATTGAAACATTCATATTTTTATAAATATCTATTAAAAAAATTAAAAATTTTTAAACTTTTGATTACTAAGTGTATATTTATAATTACTACAAAAAAATCATTTTTTTTATTTTAATATTTGACAAATCGAAATAATAGTATTAGATTTGTAAAACAATTGGGAAACGTCCCATTGAATAAATTGAAATGTTGAATTTAAACTCTTAAATTATGAGTGAAAGCACTGAAAATGTTGTCGTAGAAATTTATTACTACTTCAATGACAAAAATCAGCGAATGTATACGTCAAACCCTATATTCGCAGAATCAAGAGCTCAGTACTACGGAACAAATGAAGTTTTTGTAGAAAAAGTTTAAAAAAAGTTTGACAGTCTCAAATTAAATACATAAATTTGTAAAAGATTTGAAACTTATAGGTGATGAAAGATACTCGGTATTCAAATCACAACGTTCTTTGAAAGATGAAATTAGAACAAAATGTTCAGTTAAAACTTAGAAAAAAAGATTAACCCCCTTTTCTTTGAAGTTTAAAACATGAGTTCTTTGGGCTGTGTATAGTCCATAAAATAAACTACGAAAGTAGGATAAAGTGAATCAGAAGTGTAACTGATTTGCGGTTTGAAAACCCGAAAGGGTGATTGAACTCGAGTACACAAGCGGGATACCGTTTGAGCTTTAGTATTGAGGGCAACGCTGTAAAGAAAAAGTTTAGACGAATGGGCGGTGTGGGTCGTCCGTTTGAGGTGGGAACACCAATAGGAATAACCCGTAGGAGTATTGCAAAAACTGACGTTATCCAACATCAATATTGCGTGTTCCAATATGATAGGTTACTTAAAACCAAGTGGAAGTACCACAAGGTAAGAAGGAGAACGAGTGGTGTCGCTACCTTCCCTTACGGTGGTTTACCAAAACCCTGTAATGAAGTAG